CGATATTCAACCGAGCACACACAATCGTTAGTTTATATAGCTAACCCTTCACATACAAAAACGCACTACTATCGTGACTATATTCGAGATATGGACATTATGGAGCGAGAGTTGGCATATGATGGAGTGAATCCAGATCGTGAAAACGTGTGGAAATCAGTCAATCGTATGTTTACAAAGCCGAAAGTTTCGTATGAACCAAAAGATTTCAGTCGGGCAAAACGATTAATTAAGGAAGTGTTACGACCGTTCTTCGTGGACGGTTTACAATACGCACCTGAAATTACACCGGAAGCAGTTCCGGGAGCTTGGTGGAAATATTATGGGTTCAAAACGAAAGATGAGGTCTTGCGCCATCCATTGTTTTGGAAATCACATATGGAAACAAGAGCCGGACATCGTAAGTACTCACCGTACACATGTTCGGGTAAACGCGAATTTCTTAAGAAAACAGAGCTTAAAGAGAAGAAAATCAGAACTTTTCTGATAGCACCTCTGGAGCTTTTGTTGGATGAGAAGTTTCTATATGGAACACAAGACAAGAATATGAAGAATTACCATCCAGGATGGATCCGTTATGGATTGGATATGCATCATGGAGGATTCGATCGGTTCATTAAAGGACTAATATCGGATTTTCATGTTGAATGGGATATTTCTGGTTGGGACAGACTTCTGTCCATTTTGAAAGATGTCATGTAACTTAGGAACGAGTGTTTAGCTGAGGCGCTGGGACCATCGATGTGGGAACAGATTAAGCCGATAGCTGAGCGTGTTACTGAGGCAGTAGTAAATCACGAGTTGTTGCTACCTAATGGAGACGTGGTACAGTGGGACTGGTCGCAGATGTCCGGAGACGGAATGACGACAAGTAACAACTGTATTGCGCATGCGATTATATTTGCCTATTTGCTTATACAGGCTTGCCCTGAAGCAAAGGACGATGAAATTAAAAAACAGTTGGCTAATTTATATGGAGATGACGTACTTGCAGGTTTGCAAAATAAGTTCTCTAAAGTAAAAAGCGAAGACTTTGTCAATTCTATCTACGGGCAATTTGGAATGAGTGTTAAAAAAGGCACTTTTAAATGCCAAGATTCACCCGTGGGGATGTCCTTTTTGGGCGCAACCACGAGAGTTTTTTATCATAGAAAGAAACCTTATTTCGTTCCTTCTTATAACCGTGACCGTATACTCGCTGGCCACGCCTGCAGTTTGGATCCATTGGACTTGGACTCTGAGATTATGAAACAATACTCGCTCCTTGAATTGGGGTGGGATGATTGTTATGATGAGATCAGTAAGTACATAGTCTATTTGTTAAAACGACCAGAACAGAGTTCCGTATTAACGGCCTTCAGATCGGTAGGATTACCATCACGGGAGACCTTAAGGAACAGATGGGCTGGGCTTTTGGATTCGAATTAGGGCACTTTATATTTTTTAGTGCCCGCTTAGGCGGAGGAGGTCGGTGTGAATAAAATTATGGCGACAACAACAGTGTTACCTGGGACAATGCCCAGAAAGAGCAAAGCACTCTTAAATAAAATGCTTAATGGGAGACAGATTACGCCCGCAGGCGAAGCTTTTCTGATCGCATATTTGGACCCATTTCATGATACGCCGATAGAAATGTTGGAGGGGTATCCGGACATGACCGCTTGTCGGTCAGATTT